AAGTGGTTAGTAAACGCGGGTTATTTCATAGGGGGGGTATAGCAAGCGAGTTATAGGGTTTACGGCATGGGTAGAAAAGCATTACCTAACAACATACACATTTTAACGGGCAATCGTAGCAAGAAGCCTGCTCATGAGTTCAAAGACTCAGTTGTCCCGGATGTAGAAATACCTGGTTGTCCATCTCACTTGTTGCCAGAAGCAAAAAAAGAATGGAAGCGCATAACGCCTGAACTTGAAAAAATGCGAATCATTTCAAAAATGGATCGCGCAGCACTTGCTGTATATTGCCAGGCTTATGCAAGATGGGTTCAAGCAGAGGTTAAGTTGAAATCGATGGGCGATAAGGGTCTTGTTGACATGACGCCATCAGGCTATCAGCAAATATCAGTCTGGTTACAAGTCAGCAATAGGGCTGTCGAACAAATGCATAAATTCTTGTGCGAATTCGGCATGTCGCCATCATCAAGATCGAAAGTAACGGCGTCACAGTCGTTAAACATGGACATATTTGACGATGCAAAACCAAGCGGGCCAGCAAAGTTTTTTGGCCGATGATCCAGTTACTGAATACGCAAACGATGTTATTTCAGGCCGGATAATTGCAGGGCCTCATGTCAGAGCGTCCTGTAAACGGCATTTAGATGATTTGGAAAAAGCCTCCGAAAGAGGCTTTTTTTTTGACCGAGAGAAAGCGGCCTGGGTTATCGAGTTTTTCCAGGAAGTCCTTTGCTTAAACGGCGGAGATTTTGAAGGCGTACCATATGACCCGTTGCCATGGCAAAAGTTTATCATTGGCAGCCTTTTTGGCTGGGTAAACGCAGATGGATATAGGCGGTTTCGTGTTTGTTTTGTAGAAACTTCCAAAGGATCCGGAAAAAGTCCTCTTGCTGCTGGTATTGGTATGTATGGATTGGTTGCTGATGGCGAGCAGCGTGCTGAAATCTATGCTGCAGCGACCAAAAAGGATCAGGCAATGGTTTTATTTCGCGATGCGGTTGCTATGGCGGATTTATCGCCGGAATTGTCATCAAGGCTGATAAAGTCAGGTACCGGTGAAAAAACATGGAATCTTGCCTATCCTGATTCAGGGTCTTTTTTTAGGTCTGTCAGTGCCGACGATGGGCAATCAGGCCCGCGGCCGCATATAGTGTTGCTGGACGAAATACACGAACACCGGAACGCCAATGTTGTTGAAATGATGCGGGCTGGCACCAAAGGCCGCCGACAAGCATTGATTTTCATGATCACTAACAGCGGCCATGATAGAACGTCGGTCTGCTGGAATTATCACGATTACGGCATAAAAGTAGCATCTGGTCAGATTAATGACGATAGCTTTTTTAGTTATGTTTGCGCGGTGGACGAAGGTGAAGACCCTTTTGTTGATGAAAGCTGCTGGATAAAAACAAACCCAAGCTTAGGTGTTACCATCAATCGGAAATACCTGGAGGAGCAAGTAACCCAGGCAAAAGGAATGCCATCAAAGGAATCTGTTGTTCGCCGCCTTAACTTTTCGCAATGGGTAGGTGCTGACTCACCGTGGATATCGTCTGATGTCTGGTTTGGATGTCAGGAAGAATACAGCGTTGAACAATTGTTCGGTCGTCGGTGTTGGGGCGGTCTGGATTTGTCAAGCACGCAAGACTTAACATCATTGGTTTTGTCATTTGAGCCAACCGAAGAGGATCCGTTCTGGCGCTTATTGCCGTATTTCTGGTTGCCTGAAGTCGGGTTGATGAAGAAAGGCGAGCGTGACGGAGTGGATTATCTAACCTGGGTACGTGATGGGCATCTGGAAACAACGCCAGGCGAAGCGGTTGACAAGGCTTACATCGTGCAACGACTGGGCGATATTGTTAACCAGTTCGACCTGCAAATGATCGCTTATGATCGTTGGCGCATTAAAGACCTGCGCACGATGGCAGAAAATGAAGGCTTGATGATCAACTTCTGTGATTTCGGACAAGGTTTTAAAGATATGTCGCCAGCCGTTGATACCCTGGAAACAAGGCTTATCAATCGCGAGCTAAAACACAACGGCAATCCGGCGTTAACCTGGTGCGCGGCAAATACCGTCATGATGGATGACCCGACCGGCAACAGAAAGCCAGCAAAGAACAAATCAACCGGAAGAATCGACGGCATTGTAGCGTCGGTGATGGCGATCGGTTGCCCGTCTGTCAATGGCAATGCCTTTCCGGTTATCGATAGCGGTAGTCCAAGTTGTTATGCATAAATTTTTTTATCGGGCAAATATGAATACAATTGTTTACAACATAGCCAACTTTATCGGGTTATTGCTGATTATGGTCGGTGCAATCCGTCATTTCGGGCTTGATCAAGGTTTATTGGTTGGCGGAATATGTTTGATACTGTTAAATATTGTCACGTTAATCATTGTTATGCGGGCCGTGGACTAACGCATGTTTTTGACTGGGTTTAAAGCAACGGAAGATCGCTCGCCGCTTTCCGACTTCTGGTTCCAGCCCGTTGGCGCTAATAGTTTGTCGGGTATGAATGTAACGCCGGACTCGGCCATGCGCGTAACGGCTGTTTATGCCTGTATTGCTGTTTTGTCGCAATCATTTGCCATCCTGCCGCCGGTTTTATATCGTAGAAATGGAAGAAAAAAAGAGCGTGTAACCGATCACTGGCTTTATAAGCTTTTAGCAAAGCGCCCAAATCGCTATCAAAATGCTTTCGAATGGCGAGAAATGCTGCAAGGCCATTTGGCGTTGCGCGGCAACTGCTACAATCGGATTATTGCTAATCAACGTGGCGAAATCACCGAATTATTACCGATCAATCCGGATTCAGTCACCATGCTGGTTAGGAATGACGGCAACTACAATTACCGGGTTAAGAATAAAAATGGCTCCGAAGAAACATTTGGCAGGGAAGAAATATGGCACATTAAAGGACTATCTCCTGATATTTATCGCGGTTATAATCCTATTGAGTTGGCCCGTGATGCTGTGTGTGTGGCATTGTCAGCACAAAGTTATGGTGCAAAGTTCTTTGCTAACGATGCAAGACCAGGGGGATGGATAGAATACCCTGGCACGTTTAAAGATAGAGAATCAAAAGAAATATTTCGAGAATCTTGGCAAAAGCAACAGTCAGGGATTAATAAAGGCAAGACTGCAATTCTTGACCTGGGTATGAAATATCACGAAATTGGCATCAGCAACGCCGATGCTCAGTTTTTGGAAAGCAGAAAATTTAGCGTTGAAGATATCGCCCGCTTGTTTGGTGTTCCTCCGCATCGTATAGGACATCTTGATAAAGCAACAAACAATAATATCGAGCATCAAGGCCTTGAATTTGTTACCTACACGATGACGCCGTGGGCTGAGCGCTGGGAAGCGTCAATAGAATGCGATCTATTGCCGGAAGATGACGACTTATATATCGAATTTGATTTTGCAAGGCTTTTGCGCGGGGATTCAGCATCGCGTTCTGCTTTTTATCATAACGGAATTCTTGATGGATGGTTAACTAGAAATGAAGCACGTGAAGATGAAAACAAAGACCCCATCGAAGGCCTTGACGAACCTTTGCGGCCATTAAACATGATGCCTGAATCCGATGCATCCAAAGCTTTGGAAGCGGAAAAAAAGCCGAAAATACTAAAGCAAACCGTATTTCGTGACGCCAATCAGATGGTTGTTGCCAGCCAAGAGGAAATCGAGTGATTTTAAAAGACACCCTAAAAGTTAAAGGCCATTTGCTTATTGAAAAGTTTGATGCTGATGGCAATCTGTACGAAAAAACAGAAGCGGAAAATATTTTCCTAACGACCGGTATTAATGAAATATGGAAACTTGTCACAGGTCAGTCTGCAAACACGTTTAACAATGCACAGGCACAAATAGGTATTGGTGATAGTGCAACAGCCTCTGCAGCTGGTCAAACTGACTTGCAGGCGTCGACCAATAAAACTTATAAGGCCATGAACGCCAATTACCCAACTGTTCCAAGCGCAGGGGCCGTACAGTTTCAGGCTACGTTTGCAAGCGGTGATGCGAATTATGTATGGAATGAATTTGTTGTAAAACAAGGAACCAGTGCAATCTGTATTGATCGAGGCGTTTCTACCATGGGAACCAAGGCAGCTGGAACTAGCTGGACTGCTACCGTGACGTTGAGTATTGCGTAATGACTGCTAAAACAGACCAGATAATCACATTGCCAAGCGATACTGGCAATACGGGTAAAAAGGTACGCACAAAAGAATCGGTTGTTGGTGCAAACACGGTCGAAGAATACTTTTTTATACCGTCAACAGAACGCAGTGAAACAGGGCGATATAAATTTAACGCGACAGCGGCGGCTATCCCGACGTCAGCTCAGACAGGCACAACGACAGGCATGTTGTATTTAATAAACCCTTTGGGTTCAACCGTTAAGATATCCGTGTCCAGATTATTGTTATCACAAAACTTTAGCACGACATTGGCCGTTGATTTGATTGCGCCGATTATAAGGGTAAGCCGCATTACATTTACGGGAACATTAAGTGCTGCTGCAATAACGCCATCGAAACGAGCTACAACAGATGCTGCGCCACAGGCATTATTATCTGCGGCTATGACAGGGTTAACGGTTACTTTAGTTGCTACAATTTTTGAAATTATTGGTCAAACAATGGATTTAGTGACCGGCGGCGGTGGACATTGGTCTGCGCAGCAAGACAACTGGTCGCCTGATGAAGAGGGGGACGAAATAGTTTTGGCTGCTGGCGAAGGTATTGTTGTATGGTCACAGCTTGCAGTTACCACGGCAAACCGTAAATTATCCATATCAGGCGCGTGGAAAGAATTTAACTAAGGCTAGGCTATGCCATTTGTCATTGTTGATGGCGTCATTGTCAATGACGCTTTTGCCACGCCTGCTACGCCTGGAACATCGTCACTTGTTGACGGGGTAAACAATCAACAGTTTTCAGTAGGGGCCAGCCAAACCAACCAGCCAGTTGATGAA